AGTTCCTGCACGATCTCGCCTAGATCGCCAGACTTGCGGAAAGCGGTGTCCTTTTCTACGGAATCAACTCTCTTTCCAATTTCATTAAAAGTACCCTTGATCTGATTTACATCAGTTGTTGTGGCATCAAGAGACTTCTTCATATTAGCAACTTCATCACCAAGTGACTTAATTGTTGCTGCTAGATCGCCAAAGGCATTAGTAACAGATTCCTTGATTTCTGCAATTGCATTTGCAATTACTTCATCAGCCTTTGCAGCATCTTCTGCTGCTGGTGCTTCAGGAGTCTGAATTGCATCTTCTACTGAAGATGTAGCACTATCTTCTACAACAGAATCAGACTTTTCTGCTTCAGCAACTGGTGCTTCTGCTTCTACGACTGCTTCTGGTGCTTCTGTTGGTTGTGCCTCTGGAGTGACCTCTGCGGATACTGCTTCTGCTTCTGCAACTGGTGCATCAACTACTGCTGTTGTATCTTCTGACATAGGGTTTACCTCCTTGTTAATCTTAGAAGTATTAATGCCTTTAGCACTATCAACTAAGAACTTTATCATGTTTGCTTTTTCTGAGTCATTTTTTTCTACAAAACCAATGTTTTTCATTTCGTTTCCACTTACTGGGCTAACGTATGTTTCTTCATCAGATGTTAGAACAATTCCTGTTTCTTCATCGTAGAAAACATTTTCTACAACTACATCTGCTAGGTCACCCTTAATAACATCTACACCGTCAACTTTTTCAACAGACATAATGCTTGCAAACTGATTTGCTGGTGAGTCTACAAGACTTAACTCTACAAGATCGTAGTCTTTAATAATTCTAATTGATTTTTCTAATTCTTCATTATATGCATCGTCCCACTTATTCATTCTTCCCCCGATTGAAAAACCAGTATAGGTTCCATCAAGAACCTTTTCCCATGCATCTGCTGCACCCTTTGAAATATAAGTTGATACATAAACACCTTTATAAAACTTTTTTGTTTCTGGATCAAAATACTTTTCTTCTTTAAAAGAAATCATTTTTCCTACGGCTGATGGCTGATGCATTTCACGAATATTTCCACGGAATTTTGCAAATGCCTTCATTGAAGCCTCTGTTGTTACAATATCATATTGCTTGTCAAGATTATCAAGAGAAGCAAATCCAGAGACTATACGCTTTTCTACGTCTACTTTTCCAAAGGGCATTGATAGACGAACATTGTCGCCATCAGTGGTCCAAAAAGCCTTATTTATGTTCATATCGTATTCCATTATACCAAATGTTTATGCAGATTTCTCAACTATTGAGACGCTCTGCCTTCACCCTTCGGATTACGTCCAGACACTGTTGCTGGTCCATCTGACTGGCTATTTGTTCTTTCTGCATCTCTAGAACGATTTCCATTTGCTCTTGAGTCTGCTGCCTGTCTTGGAGTTAACTGTAGAGGAATGTCTCCATGCTCAGCCTGTGGTAAATCTAAAATCTCACGTGCCTCATTAGGAAGCATAATCTGATTCTTAACATATCGCTCAAGAATTTGAGACTGTGCGATCTCATCTGTAAGAGTAAGTTCGTTAAATTTAAACTGAAGAATATCCGTTCTTTCTTTAATTATTTTTCCAATAATTTTTTCAAGATGCTGTTGTTCTGGGCGAGACACTTGCTCTTTAAAGGTTCTATCTTGTGAGAGTGCTGCTGCAAGTCCTGATTCTGATCCACCAAGTTTAGAGATAGGTACCTGATGTGCAATTAAAATATCATCACGATTTTGCTTGCGATATTCTTTAAATGAACCGTCTTGAATACCATTTTCAATAGGATCCATTTTAAACTCAACCTTTGACTGATCATTATCTCCAGGAAGTGGTATGTACAAAGTTCTATGTGATTGTGACTTTAATCCTGTCTGCAAGAATCTAAACATTTTATCTTCAGCATCAGCAGACAACTTAGCGCCTTTAAGAGTAATTACATATCTTGGTACCGCTTTATTTTCAAAATAATCAATATTATATTGTGAAGCAAGTTGGTCACCAATAAGTGAAGGAAGCGCTGCAACAATATCTGGAACTCCATAGTATGTGTTTAATGGAGAATAATCTTTAAAGTGAATAATTTCATTTGGACGATTATCTGCTGTTAATGGGTTTCTGTTTGTAGCACCAAAGTTTCGGAAATAAACAACCTTTGGTCCAATGATTTGAACATATCCATCACGGATACGACGAACACGCATTGTAGTTGATGGAATATGACCTAAGTATCCAATTTCCCCACTTACCGTTCTTCCAATTTCCATATATCCGTTTCCAGTTGCCTGAAGATCTGTATAGATTTTTTCCATTGTACGTGTAAAACTATCATCATCGTTTAAAGACTCAAGCCAATCACGAAGTTCTAACTTTGCTCGTTCAATACGATTACGAGCACGACTGGTTGCTGCTTGATCTGAATTATTTTCAAGACTCATCATTGTGCGATCTGTTACATCAAATCGGTAACCAAGACCAACAACATTTTCTACCTTTGCGTCAATCGCAGCATGATTAGCAAAAGAAGTATCATAAAAGTTAGCAAGTTCGTACATATTGTACGGTGGTGTAATTACATCAAATAGTCCGTAACCATTTCGGTACACTAAGCCAGGGTTTATTGCCTTTGATCCAGAATCTTTAAGTCCTTTAGGATCAGCATTTGCTGAATCAAGATAAGGGGTACTAAGAAGATCAATGTTTCCATTTGTAGCAAGATAACCTTCTTGCGTCATTGCCTTGTTTACTTGTCTGGTTATACGACGTTTAAAGTTATCTTCAAGTCCCCCAAGATTTTTTAATTCGTCCCAAGACTTATTAAAAGGATCACTATTCTTAAACTGGCTCTCTTGTTTTTCGTTTGTTCCAAGCCTTGCTTCAATATAATCGCTATTACTCATCAAACTGATCCTTGCCTGCCTTGTTAAGAGTTTGTTGTGCTGCATGCCAAGCACCAAGATCATTCATTGATGGAATTAATCCAGACTTCATTCTGTCCATTTGCTCTGAATATTCTTCGTCTGTAATTCTTGTAAGACCAGGTACAAATACGGCTTCACCGTCTCCCTCATCCCCATAGTGCTTTGCTGCTGCCTTTAATTCTGCAATTTTTGTAAGGTCGTTACGCATAGATTCAATATTAAGTACGTTTCCGCTACCATCAGTAAACCACTTACCATTTGATTTCTTATATACGTATAGACCCCAGTTATACTTCTTTTCAATTACTTGTCTGCGAACATTTTTTACTAGTGGTTCGCCAGTTTCAGGGTTAATTAATGAATCCATAACCATCAGTATACCACATTACACTGGGGTTTTGACTATGGACTGCCAGTTTTTCTCGGTATATATCTTTAATTTGTCATCATCAAACAAAATTCCCTCTTGATCATCAACAATAATCTTATTGGTTCCTACATAAGATTTATAAATATCGTCTGGATTTGTTGAATATAGATTTGAGGAAGAAATAACAAGAACCTCTTGCCATACATAGTCGTTGACCCAGTACTGCCAGTCTAGATCAATGATTCCATCATTTTTAACGCTAATCCACGGTCTTGATATATACCTTTGAAGTTGCTGAAGGCTGTTTGCCTGATAGTATGAAATATTGTTAAAAAGCATGGGGCCACTAAGACTAATTGCTCCAGTATAGGAGTCAAAATTTAAAGAATTTGAAAAAGAAATACCAAGGGATAGCCACTCTCCAATACCAATTTTTGGCTCTCTAACTAAAACACCATTTACATAATATGCAATTCCACTAACATCTTCTCCAGTTAGTAAACTTTTTGCATATATTGTTGCCCGATTTTTTTTATTGGTGTCTGCAACAAAATAAAACTTAATTGTATCGTTTTTATGTCTTATGTCAAATAACTCTAACGAGTTATCGTCAAATGATACTCCGTCATACCTCATCCAAAGTTGAGCAGCATTAATCTGATAAGAAGAAGACTTTGAATCATTTATTGATATTGCAACTCCACGACTTACATCAGCATCAAAAGTTCCACGAATTTTTATTCCTGAATCTTTTGTTAAATAAAGGTACGGACTGCTTCCTTTATAAATACTAAATGGGTTTTTTGTTTTATAGTCATAATACAATCCAGTTTTTTTATAAGGAAACATTTTAACACCAAACTTTGTGCCAATTTCATTAAATGAGTTATCGTTTAAAGACTGAGAAGCAATTTCTAGTTTTTTAATTTGCAAAGATTTCTTAATAGTTCCACGGACAAAAAATTCAATATGATAAACAATTGCAAGTTCGTTAAAATCAATAGTTTTACTTGGATACAAAAGTGTTCCATTGATAACTTCAAACTTAGTTCTTAGCCAATTTGGATATAGGTCAATGTCAATAACTCCATCAATATTTGGCTTTTCTTCATAAATAAAATAGTCCTGTTGTTCGTTTGCCCCATTTTCTATGTATTGAAAAGTTATATATGTTTTTACAAAAGCGTTTTCTGTATCATAAAACTGATACGGCTCTACAAGTTGTTCTCCAATTATTGATGTTGATGGATAGTCAATGTTAAACTGTAAAAAATCTAAATCATAATATTCTGTACCATTTTTATTTTTAATATTTTTTCCAAAATATGATAATGGTTGATAGTCTTCCCAATACCCGTATGAAGAAATATCAAAATAAAAAGAACCATACTCTTCAATTGGAACAAGGGTATAACTTGCTGTATGATCAAGTAAATCCTGAGAAGAAGATAGCAAAGCAATTCCATTATCATCAAAATGATCTTTAATTATTCTTGAGTTAAACTTTGTAGAAAAACCAAAAGAATACATTTTTCCAGTAAAAGAATACTGTGGATTATCTTCTCCTGCGACATAAAGTTTTAAACCATTTCTATTTCCAAAAAATGTTGAAACATTTCCACCAAAAACATTAACCAAATCTTCTATGATAAAACCAACTGAAAATTTTTCATCCGAAATGATTTCATCTGATGTATATATTTCTTCTTCAATTCCATTATATACAAGATAATAATATATCTGGTCATTATTTTTTCTTACACCAAAAAAGTTTCCAGTTACAGAATTATAAATCTTAAACAGTGTTTCTTCTGAAGATAAACTATCAGAACTAAATATTCCAAAAACAGCATGGACCTCATCATTTAAAACATTAAAAGAATTAAAATTAATATATGAGTGATTATTGTCCCATTCAGAGTTTGGATGAAAAGTTGTAAACTTATAATCTTCAGATTGTATGTCTTGATTATCTAGATAAAAATCATTTAGTGACTTTGTTCCAGTAACTATTTCAGGCAAACTATAATTTGGAAGAGTCAAGTATGATGACGTTGTTGCAATATTGTCAAAGTTTCCTTGTGACCATTGTGCAAAATTAGGATAAGAGTAATTTGCTGTGTAACCAGCAAATGGGTAATCAATAAAAACTGATGTTCCATTATAAGAAGAGTTAATTGCTTGTGTTGGCAAAACTGCTTGACCATATACCAGTCTACGCTTTGCAACATTGATTGGCACCTGATAAGGGTATATGGCTACACAGTCAATTTCAAACGGATCAACATCATTATACGCATAAAACCCTAACCAGTCTTGATTTTTATTTTGACTATCAAGTTCGTTTGGCAAAGAAAGATTGTCTGTGTCTATAATAAAAGAAATAACTTGTTCTCCATTAATTAATACTGATGCTGAGTCACGAATTAATCTAATCTGAATAAGCATTGGCCTAAACCATTCTCCAACAAAATGAGAACCAAAAACGTTTCCAATTGCAAAAGTAAGAAAACCATTATTTACATACAAACCATCTGATGAGCCTATTGGACCAAAAATTCTTTTATCCGTAGTTGCACTTGAATTTATTCTTGCCCAAAATTCAACTGTATAGTCAAGGTATTGACCTTTTTTATTTAAAAATCCTTTGCCAGGCACAATTATAGAAGCGTTATCTGATGGTAAAACCTTTGTTACATTTGTTGAACCATAAACCATTGGAATACTTGTATTTCTTGCAAGCAAGCCATTAGAATTTATGTAATATCCATTTTCATCAGAGATTCCATATGGTTCCACTACTATTCCTTGTTGTCCACCATATATAGCAATTTCTGACGGAATGCTTGTTGAGTGTACACCTAAAGATGTTACATTAAACTCTTCTGACCACTGACCAGCAGTTATTCCATTTACATAAAACCTATATGCTTCTGTTGTTACCGCACCAGAGTTTGTTGTTATTTTTAAAACAACTCTAAACTCAGCATCAATATCTGGCGTTTCAAATGTTTCAGAAACAAAAAGCCAAGCCTGTGTTGAATTTGTTTCAAAAGTTTTCATATTAGAAATATTTGCTAATGTATCTGGGTCTGTATATTCATATCCAATAGAAATTGATTGCATGTATGCACTATCCGAAAATACATAAGATCCAACACAAAAACTTCCAAAATCTTGATTTAGTGAATTAAAATTAACTAGGTTTGGACTAACAACAATAATATCGTTTGTGTCTCCAGACGGGACATCACCCTCAAGAACTGTTGTTGGGCTATCTATAAAAGGTTCACCAGTTATTGCTGTTCCTGAGTACGATATGCCACCAGAAATATCCCATTCTACATCAATCTCTCTTTGTGACTCATTAATTAAACTTAAGTAGTCTAACTTATCATCTAATGACCAAAGACCTATGGGGTGTTCCGCAAATACTTTTTCTGCATATAAATTTGATGGAATAGACATTGTTCTCCTATCCTCTTATTATAGCAGGCTAAAGACTAGTAAAACTTAATCTCACATGCATCAGTTGAGCAATATGCTTCTCCTGCTGCCTCAAGATTTTCAATACCATCATAAATAGCAGACCAGTCAATCTTTCCAATCTTACCTACGTATGCATTGTATTCTTCTCTTGTAATTTCTGTATAAGGTTGCTGTGGATAAGTCTTGTTGCCCATTGGAAGGAATGATACTGCCTTGAGTTGTCCCTCGTACATATTGAGTGCTGGAGCAACAAACTTCTTCTCTTCTTCCTTATCAAATGATAGAGTTACAGAAACACCATTATCAGACCAGTACTTCTGAGCAGTTGCTGCCAAACCAATTTTTTCAAATAGGCTAACTTGTTTTTCAGAACGCTTGTGTCCTGATGCAACTGGGAAATATACTACTGAAGTATTTGCTGATACTAAATCGTCTTCAATTTTATACCCCGCTGCTTTGAATAAATGAAGCATTGGATCTTGATTACCAAAACGAATAGCACGAAGATAGAATTCTCCTCCAGGTCCCCAGTGAACTCCAGGGGTAGCACCAGAAAGAAGTGATACAGATCCTGATGGCTTAACTGTTGTTACACGAACTGATTCACGAACACAAAGCCACTCTGAATATGAATGATCATATTTACGAATTGTATTATATCCTTCGTCCATCCACTCACGAATAACTGGAAGTCCGTGCTCATCAGCAAAGGCAGCAATACCTGTAAGAGATGTACCAATACGACGATTACGCTGCATAATACCGTTTGTCTGTTGCCAGTGTGTTGGCATAAGAGTTACAGTCTTGCCGTAGAGGTATGCAAACTTCAATGTCTTGAGGAAGTCTTCCTTAGATTCATGACGATTTAGGTGCACTTCTACAAGTGTGCAAAGTTCGTATGATTCCAATGGCTGCTCCGCACACGGATTAAATCCCATAATGCGAGTGTCCTTGTAGTCAGGAGCATCTGCAAGACGGCCATAATTACGAGCAACATCAAGCCAGATAAAACCTGGCTCTCCATTGTCTGCAATTAAATCTACATAATCTTCATACTTAGTTCCAACTTCAGCAGCGATTGAATTATTACTCATCCATGCCCAACCTGGCTTTTCTGGATCATATGAATTTCTTTCTGGAAATACTTCTGGATTCTTAAGATTAATAAAACCTTCATCTTCTGGTACACCAAGTGCAAGAGTTGCAGAACGACGAACATTTCCAGAAACAACACAGGTACCAATAAGGTTTACAATATCTACAATAGCACGACTGTCTAGGGCTTCTCCTGCTCTAGAACCTATTACATTACGAATACGTGTATGGAGATCAATAAGTGGTTGTGGACCGCTTGCAACGCCTCCAAAGCCCTTAATAGGGGCTCCTAGAGGACGGATAAGGTCATAGTTGAATTCCTGAATTGGCTGATTCTGGCGTAAAAATGAGTTGATTAAAAGACGAACTGATTCTACCCATCCTTCACGAGTATCTGGGATTTCATAGATTGATGCTGGCTCTGTAGGAGCATAAATAGACATTTGCTTGTCTTGTCCAAGGGTATCAAATCCTACACCAATACCCAACATTAATGCATCCATTACCCAAGCAAATAATGCACCAGGATCATTACGATCAATGTCACGAGTAGAAACCATAGCACAGTTTTGCAGGGAAGCAGAGTTACGCTTCTCCATAGTCATAGGTGTACCAAATGCCCAAAGACCACGACCTGGTGGTGTCCACTTCAATTCAAACATTCTTTGAAATGCTTCTTGGGCAGACTTCTGAGCCTTATTATCGTTCCATGGAAGACGGTTATCCTTAGCATGGTTCTTCTGTACTGAGTACATACCCTCAATTACACGACGGCAAACTTCATGCCAGCGTTCTTTAGTTCCATCTTCCTTAACACGAGAATATGTACGAATAAATGTAATCTCTCCTAACGAGTTGGACCCTGCATCTGAGAATCCAAATGGTGCTGGAGTGTTATTATATTTATTTACAAATTCATCTGAAAGACGAAAAGAGAATACGGTTTCTGACATTTATTTACCTTTCATAGCAAAAATAAGTTGAGTAC